TAGCAGCAACAGGCACGCCCAGTGCGAACACGTTCTTGCGTGGGGACAATGTGTGGGCAGCGGCGGGTGCGCAGGATGACATATTTTATGAGAACGGTAAAACGGTAACGGCTAATTACACGATTGCTGCCACGAGAAATGCCATGAGCACCGGCCCTATTACGATTGCCACGGGCGTTGTGGTTACGCTTGCCACCGGTTCGCGCTGGGTTATTTTGTAAGGGATAAGAGATGAGCGCGTTAATCATTTCGGGCGACAGCAGCGGGACTATTACATTAGATGCCCCTGCGGTAGCGGGTAGTACGACACAATCGTTGGTAGCGGTCTCAGGTACGTTAGCGCCGATTGTTACCGGTACTTCTCAGACTGCGCCGTTTGCGGTAAATACTTATGCAGACTTCATCGGAATACCCTCATGGGTCAAGCGCATCACGGTGATGTTCAGTGGTGTAGGTACGAACGGCACGTCTGGTTTTCTTGTACAGATAGGTGCCGGTAGTATTGATACGTCTGGCTATATATCGGCATCGTTTCAAACTTCTAGCTCAACGCAACTGTTATCAACGGCAGGGTTTGCTGTTTTTAACAATAATGCAAATGACGCAACTAGCGGCCCACTGGTATTAACACTTTTTGGCAATAATATTTGGCAAGCGTCCGGCGTATTGTTTAAAGACTCAAGCACAGATTACTTAGTTATAAGCGGTGGATCAAAAACTCTTTCAAGCACACTTGATCGAGTCCGTATTACTACCGTCAACGGAACAGATACGTTTGATACCGGCAGTATTGTCAACATCCTTTACGAGTAAAAGGTAAATCATGGCGGGATCACTTACCGTAGATACGCTACAAGCCGACAGCACTAGCACCTTAGTGCTAAAGAACGGTGTAGCTAATACGCCTCCTACGATTCAGGATAGTGCCGGTACGCAGATTGGTACGTTCTGCCGTGCGTGGGTTAACTTTAACGGTGCGACGGTAACCAACCCTGCTTCAATGACTGGTGTTCGTGCATCGTTTAATGTATCCAGCATTTTGGATAATGGTACAGGTGACTATACAGTGAACTTTACGACTGCTATGCCGGATGCGGACTATGCGGTTGTTTGTCTTAATCATCAATCAACTGGTAATGCCCCTGTTACTACTAACATCAACACCAGTAGAACAAGTTCTGCCTCATTAGTGCAGATTTCTACGACTCAAGGAGCGACTCGTTTGGATACTACTTTGGCGCATTTCGCTATCTTCCGATAAAGGATAAATCATGAACCAGAGAATTATTTATGAAAACGACGAAGGTGGGGTGGTTATTTTAATCCCTACACCTGAGTGCTTAACGCAATACAGCATCAGCGCAATCGCTGCTAAAGACGTACCGGCGGGTAAGCCGTACAAGATTATTGATGCTACCGACATGCCGTCAGATCGCACGTTCCGCAATGCGTGGGAAGCGGTGATTGATGCGCCGGACGGCGTAGGCGCTGAGAGCAATGAGTTCCCTGTGGAGGAAGCATGATTATCGTAAACATAGATAAGGCGAAAGCTATCGGTCACGATATGCGCCGCGCTGCACGAGCAGAAGAGTTCAAGCCGCATGATGAAGTCATCATGAAGCAAATTCCCGGCATAGATGCGCAACAGGCTGAAGCTGCGCGTCAGGCTATCCGTGAAAAGTACGCAGCTATTCAGGCAGACATCGATGCTGCTGCAACGCCGGATGAGATCAAGGCAGCACTAGGAGTTTGACATGCCAATAAGCAGAATACCCGGAGAGGGGTTAGATACTGGTAGTAGTGGTGTTGCGCCGAGCAACCTTAGTACTGGTGCGCCTTCGTGGGACGGTAGCGGGAACCTATCGTTCAACTCTGGGTATGGCTCTAACGGGGTTGCTTATGGCTGCCGTGCGTGGGTGAACTTTGACGGCACGACAAACGTCGGTGGATTTTGTACGGTTAGGGCAAGTGGAAATGTGACGACTGTCGCCGATAATGGCACAGGCGATTACACAATCAACTTTACGAATGCCATGCCTGATGCAAACTACGCTACTAATGTGACACCACAAGCAACGGCATTAAATACGGGCTTGATGGGGTGTCTGAAGCACTCAAGCACACCAACAACATCAGCAGTTCGTGTGTCAGTTAACGCAATTGATGCAGGATTTCGAGATTCAACTTATGTTTTAGTGTCAGTTTTCCGCTAAAGGTCAATCATGTCATACATAGGCAACGTCCCGACCACAGCAGCCTTCCCGTTTGACCAGTTCAGCGGGAATGGTTCAACGACGGCGTTTACACTAAGCTATGCCCCGGCGGGTGCGTCGTCGATCATTGTGTCGATTTCTGGCGTTGTTCAAAACCCAAATACCTATTCGATCAACGGCACTACTCTTACATTTACTCCTGCGCCACCGACAGGCACAAACAATATTGCAGTGCTGTATCTGGGCTTGCCGGTGGTGGCAACAACCACTCCGGGCAACACGGCTTATTTCTCATCGTCTGTATTTACCGCCACTGCAAGCCAGACGGTATTTACTCCAAGCGGCACGTATCAGGCTGGGTTTATCAACGTCATCCGCAACGGCGCACAGTTAGCACCTGCTGACTATACGGCGACAAACGGTACGACAGTGACGTTAGCTGATGCTTGTACCGCTGGGGATGTGGTGGTTATTGAGGTCTTTAACCTGACATCGATATCAGGCGCTTTGCCGCTGACCGGTGGCACGGTAACAGGCGCTACGACGTTCAATGCAGCAGTAACTGGCACAAGCTTTTCTACGTCACTTGGTACGCTTTACCCGATTGTAAGTGGTACTGTCAAAACTGCTGTTACAGACTTTACGACATCTGCCGATTTTACTGGCATACCTTCATGGGTAAAAAAAATTACAGTCATATTTAACGGTCTTAGCCTTAGTGGTTCAGATAACATTTTGGTTCAGTTAGGCGCTGGTTCTACTACTTCTTCCGGATATACCGCAGCGTCTTACGCAACAAATAATACTGGCGTTTCTTCTACGTCTGGCTTTCCTTGTCTTCTTGGGACTGCTTCTTTGTCAGCTGTTGGAAGCATGACTATTACAAACATATCCGGAAACATTTGGGTTTCATCTCACGCATATACAGCAGCGGGTGCAACCGCATCTGTTGTTGGCGGCGGTACGATTACACTTTCGGGGACTCTAGACCGCGTTATCATTACCCGCACAGGTACTAATACCTTCGACGCTGGCACCATCAATATTTTGTGGGAGTAACAGATGACAAAAGCATCAGACCTTGCCGCGCTTGGTGGGATCATAGCAACGCCCGTTGGGACTGCGCCGGGGTATGTATGCAGGGCGTGGGTAAATTTTAACGGTACAGCCAACACAAACTTATCTGGCACATATAGTCAATCAGGTACAACAGTCACGGTAACGGCTACCGCACACGGTTTAATTGCAGGTAACTCGATTTACTCGGACATCACAACCGGCACGGGTGTTGATGGGGTTTATACAGTCGCAACAGTTACAGACGCAAACACATTCACCTACACAGCAGGTACGTCGCTGACCACCAGCGGAAACATTACTTTGGTTAGAAGCACAATTAGAGCCAGTGGGAATGTATCAACTGTTGCGGATAATAGTACGGGTGACTATTCTGTGAATTTTAGTACCGCTATGTCGGATGTAAATTACGTAGTTATTCCATCTAGCCCAGCGGCAGCAGGAACTGCCACTACTGTTTATCCCTTTACACAAAATAATGGATCAGGTTCATTTTTGCCTGTTAACCCAACTACAAGCGCATTTAGAATTTCAACGGCGACAAGTGGGAATTTTTCTGATCTTCCTAACGTGCTTATAGTAATTCTCCGCTAAAGGTCAATCATGCCACTAACAAAAGTACAAGCAGGATTATTAGAGGCCACTGGTACACCGAGTGCGGGCACATTCTTGCGCGGGGATGGTAGCTGGTCGGGTACGGTAGTGTCGGGGACAGCCTTAACTGCAGTTACAAACTTTACGACATCGGCTGACTTTACCGGCATACCGTCGTGGGCAAAGCGCATTACCGTAATGTTTAACAATGTTAGCCTTAGCGGATCGGATTTTATTATTGTTCAAATTGGGTCTGGATCACTAAGTACGTCTGGATACACATCTTCAGGTTCTTCTGGTGCAGCGGCAGTTGGTACAACGACAGGGCAAACAACTGGGTTTGTAATAAGAACTGCGGCGGCGGGGGATGCTGTTACTGGAGCCATGATAATTCAAAACATGACATCCAATACTTGGCTATCCAATCATGCTTGCGGAGGAAACGCTTTCTTTGTCGGCGGCGGCATTAGTCCGAACCTTTCTGGCGCGTTAGACCGAGTAAGCGTTACCAGAAGTGGAACCAACACCTTCGACGCTGGCACCATTAATATTCTTTACGAGGGCTGATTATGCCGGTCACGATTAACGGTAGCGCAGGTGTTACCACGAACAGCGGTGCGGTGTATGACAGCTTGCAGAGAGGGACGGCTGTAACTTGCGCTGGTCAAACATCAATTGACTTCCCCAGTATTCCTTCGTGGGCTAGGCGTATTACGGTGATGTTTAACGGCGTAAGTACAAGTGGTACAAGTAGTTATCTAGTTCAATTGGGCGATTCTGGCGGCATAGAAAATACAGGTTATGCGAGCGTTGCTTCGTCATACGCAAACGCACTTGCTTCCAGTACTGCTGGATATGTTTTGACGCAAGCAAATGTGGCAGCTAGCACTTATAACGGACATGTTGTTATTACAAACGTCTCAGGAAATCTTTGGGTTGCCTCAAGTATTTTGTTGCCTTCTGGCGGTCAATCGGGTCAGTCTAGCGCAGGTAACAAAACTCTTTCGGACACCTTAACGCAAGTTCGCATTACCACGGTCAACGGCACAGATACTTTTGACACCACCCCGTCCGCTGGAACCATTAACATCATTTATGAGTAGAGGCAATTAAATTGACCCGCTAACACTACTTGCTGCTGCCAATGCTGCTGTTGCAGCAGTAAAAGCCGGTTGTAAACTTTACAAAGATATCAAAGGCGCGGCGGGAGATGTAAGCGACGTACTGAAAGACTTGAAGGAGCAGTACAACAAGATAGTAGACCCAACGCCAATACAGAAGCAGCAGTACAACGCCGAAGTGCAGCGGGTGCAGGAGATAGCAAAGGCTGATCCGAACGATGTGTTCACCAACATTGGCACTCAGTTAGGCGCTTTGATGGATACCCATGACGAGATTGCCAAGCTGTTGTTGAAGGAACAGTTGGAAGCAAAGACGGTATACAAGGGGGATGACAGCGTAGGTAAACGGGCGTTGCGCCGGATACTCATTAACTCAAGGCTGGATGCGATATGGGCCGAGGTTAGAGAAACGATGGTGTACAAGGCCCCGCCGGAGTTGGGTGCGCTGTGGAGCAAGTTCGATGAGATGCGGCAAGAGATTATTGCCGAGCAGGAGATAGCCCACGCAGAGGAACTGAGATTGGCTCAGATAGCAACATGGCGACGCAGAAAAAGAATAGCGGAAATCAGGGCAAAGGCAATGTGGGTTTCGGCAGTACTCTTCGTAATAGTATGGGCGGTGGGTCTAATGTGGCTAACGACAAGAAGCATGATTACGAAAACGTCCCTTGGTCATTGATTGTTGTCGTGATGGCAGTAGTGCTGATGTTCTTTATCGTCATGCCAATCTTAGCGTTTATGTACTACGACATGTACTTCGCAACACAGGCGGCGGTGCATGAAATCAAGAAGATGAAAGAACTACGTAAAGAAATTCAGATTGAACGGCTGTACGGTAACTAAGGAGCGGTGATGCTGACTTTAATCTCTACCATTGGCGGCTATATTGTCGCCCTTTTCCCAAGACTGTTTGACATAATGCAGGATCGTGCGGACAAGAAGCACGAGCTAGACATCCTGCACATGCAGATGCGTCAACAACTTGCCCTGACTGAAAAGGGCTACTCGCCTTCGGACAAAACCGAAGAAGTGCGCGAGAACGACGAGCAAGACCACCAGCAGTACATGGCGCAGACCGCCGCTATCTACAACAACCAAGAAAAGCTGCTGGAGTCGTCCTCCCAGTGGGTCAAGGACATGACTGCGGCTACCCGCCCGTTCGTGACGTTCATCTTTGTTCTTGAGCTTGTGCTGATTAACTTGCTGACGATGCTGTGGATTTTCGTGAATGGTGAGAAGGTGACGTCGATTGGTGAGCTGATTCAGATCATGCAGATCGTCTTCGACGCGGATGAGATGGCGCTCTTGGGCACCATCATTGCTATGTGGTTCGGCTCCCGTGGTAACTCAAAGGCTGGCAAGTGATTTACCTTGTCTATGCGCGGATTGCCGCAACAGTATTGCTATGTGCTTATTTGATAAGTAATCTGCCATGAAACTACCACTTGCTACAATTGCAATGATTAAGCATCACGAAGGGGTGCGGTATAAGCCTTACAAGTGTCCAGCGAAGTTGTGGACAATAGGTGTGGGGCATGTGCTGTACCCCGAACAGGGCAAGATGCCTGTCGATCAACGCGATAAGTTCGCACTCAAAATAGAGGACTTCCGTGTATTTAGCAAAGAAGAAGTTGATTCGATCCTTGCGAAAGACCTACAGCGTTTTATCACTGGTGTTCTTCGCTACTGCCCTGACCATCTTAACGAAAATCGCTTGGGGGCGTTGGTCAGCTTTGCATTCAATGTTGGGCTAGGCACTCTTCAGCGATCTACTTTGCGGCAGAAGCACAACCGTGGGGACTTTGAGG